TCAACCTGGGAATGCCGCTGATTCTGGTCCTGATGGACGCAGCCGAATCGAACTTCTCGGCTTGGCGAGGCGCGATGCTCCAGGCCCAGGCCGGCTTCCGCCGCAACCAGCACTGGCTAATCGCCCGGTGGCTCCGCCCCGACCATCTCCGGCTGGTGCGCCGCTGGATGGCCGAAGACTCCGGGATGCGGGTAGCCGCCGAAAAATCGACCGTCAACCCCTTCGGGCACCGCTGGAACCTGCCGAGCTGGCCTCACGTTCAGCCCCGCGAGATTGCCACCGCCGACTTCCTGCGCGTCCGCAACGCCCAGACCAGCCGCCGCCGCCTGGCCGCGGAAAGCAGCATGGAATTCGACGAGCTTTCCACGGAGATCTGCGAGGACAACGGCATGTTGATCGCCAAGGCATGCGCAACGGCCGAAAAGCTCAACAAGGATTTTCCAAACGCCGGGATCACCTGGCGCGACGTGTCCGGTCTGCCGCCGCCCGAGGGCGTGAAGGTTTCGATCGGCGACGGCGGGGAGGAGAGCCCAGAGTCTCCGGCAAAAAGAGACGAGAGTCGAGGGGAAAAGGCCGCATGAAGACCGAGCCCATGATCGACAATGCGTGTGGGCCGGACCTTCTTGGCCAAGAGTTCGACGTGCCCCGGCTGGCCGACTACTTCCAGCCCTGGGCGATCCACGAACAGACCTTCCGCGCGGCCGTGGCCCGCATCGGCGCGATCGACTTGAGGCTCCACGTCGAACGCAGCCAGCAGGATCCGCAAGCCGCCTCGCCCTCGGTCAGCTCGCGCAGCTCGCGGGGCCGCGGCTATCAGATCACCGATCGCGGCGTCGCCGTCGTCCTGGTCTCCGGCCCGCTGATGAAGTTCGTCTCATCGCTCTGTGACGGGACGTCGACCGTATATTTGCGCCAGCAGATCCGGGCGGCCGCCGGCGACAAGGAGGTTGGTGCGATTCTTCTGCACATCGACTCGCCCGGCGGGACCGTCTCGGGCACGGCCGACCTGGCCGACGAGGTCAAGCGGGCCGCTTCCAAAAAACCGGTCTACGCCTTCATCGAGGATCTCGGCGCGAGCGCCGCCTACTGGGTTGCCTCGCAGGCGACCCAGGTCTTTGCAAACCGGACGGCGGCCGTCGGCTCGATCGGCACGTATGGCGTGATCTGGGACCAGTCGGCCCGGGCCGCGATGCAGGGGATCAAGGTCCATGTGCTCCGCGCCGGTGCGTACAAGGGGGCCGCCGAGCCGGGCACCGAGATCACGCCCGAGCAGCTCGCCGAGTGGCAACGGGTGATCGACGAATACAACCAGTTTTTTTTGAAGGCCGTGGCGGCCGGCCGGCCGCTCAGCCTGGCCGAAGTCCGCGCACTGGCCGACGGCCGGGTCCACATCGGCCAGGCCGCCGTCGACGCGAAGCTGATCGACGGCATCCAGACCCTTGACGACACCCTCCAAGCAATTTCCTCTCCCTCCAGGAGCCCACAAGCCATGACCACCGAACTCAAGACCATCGAGACGGCCGTTCTCCAGACGGGCACTTTCGGCGCCTCGCTCGACGACCTCAAGATCTGTTGCCCCGGCGCGGACAACGACTTCTTGATCGAGCAGCTCTCCAAGAAGGCGATGGTCGATCAAGCCCAGTCGGCCTGGATGGAAGAGCAGAACCGCCGGCTCCAAGCGGCCCAAAAGGAAGCGGCCGACGCCAAGGCCCAGGCCGCCGCCAAGGCCGGCTCGACCGGCGTTCTCCCCATCACCAGCGGCAAAACCCCCGAGTCGGCCGGCGGCGACGCGATCGAGCGGTTTGGAGCGGCCGTCGCCCAAAAGATGGCCGAGCGGAAGTGCGATCGGGCCAAGGCGGTCGGGCTGGTCGTCCGCGAACAACCGGAGCTCCACCAGGAATACCTCGACGAGTACAACGCGGAACACAAGCCGCAACGACGGCGCTGAAAGAGCAGTCAGCAAAGCTGACGGCTGAAAGCCGATCCCCACTCTCAACAAATCAGGAGTTCTCCTCATGTCCCAATACGTCGAAACGCCGACCCGCCAGTTCACCGCCGCTGCGGCCCGTGCCCAGGTCCTCCGCGTCTACCTGAGCGGGACCACGCTCACCACGGCCGGCGCGGCGAATCCGTCGATCGGCACCCAAGAGGTTGCCAGCCTGGCGGCGACGGACATTGTGGCCGTCCGGCTCCGCACGGCCTCGGGCACCCGCAAGTGCGTTGCCGCCGGCGTGATTGCGGCAGGGGCGACCGTGTATGCAGCCGCCACCGGCACAGTGGCCGCGACCGGAACCGTGATCGAAGGCGTCTCCATGGACGCGGCGGGGGCCGCCGGCGACGTGATCGAGGTGATGGACATCACCAACTGCGACGTTTCTTCAGCCGTTACCGGAACCACGTCCGCTGCGTTCGAGGTCGACAGCGACTCGGCCACTCCGAAGATCGCGCTGGCGGCCCAGGCCGCGGGAAGCGGCGACTTCACCACCACGATCAAGCCGGAGACCACGCTCTCGGCCGACAACGCGATCATCTGCCCCGAGTCCGACGGCGACGTGCTGGCCGCCGTCGCGCTGGCGCAGACGCTGACCAACAAGACGCTCACGGCGCCCGTGGTCACGGGGGCGGCCGAAGGGATGACGATCACGAAGATCGTGCCGTTCATCGAAAACGCCACGAACACCGTGCATACCGGCACGGTGCCGATCCCCGCCGGCGCCATCCTCAACAACATCCAGGTCGTCAATACCGTCTTGTGGGGCGCCACGTCGGCCGCGCTCGTCGTGGGCGACGACAACGACGACGACGGCTATTTCAACGACGTCGACTGCAAGGCCACCGATCTGGCGGTCGGTGAAGTGTTGGACCTCTCGAACGCCGAGAACTGGGGCGGCGTCAATGGCGACTACCTGGTTGCGGCGACCGGCCGCAAGGGCAGCGCCGCGGCCGGCGACTCCGGCGTCTACTACGGGGTCGCGAACAACATCATCGGCGTGATGACCGTCGGCACGCCGGCGGCCACAACCGGCAGAACCTTCATGGCGGTCACGTACACGGTGCCGGAGCCGATCGCCGCGGTTCCCACTGGCCCGTGAGACTGAGACCGAAACTGAACTGAACCCAGGGCCGCCGTTTCACCGGCGGCTTTCCAGGGCGGGAAGCCGGAGTCATGCCCGGCGAGACAGCCCGAACTGTCGTGGCCTTCGGGGGTCGCACGGGGAACGTGCGGCCCCCTTTGTTTTGCGCTTGCGCTTGCAACCAAACTGGAGACCACGTCATGCCCAGCCCATCCTCTTCCCTCTCAACGCTCCGTCCCGACCTGGCCACGTTCATGGAGTTCGATCTCGAAATGCTCCAGAACGGCTTCATCGCGACCCAGGTCCTGCCGGTGATCGAAACCCAGAAGCAGAGCGGCCCCTTCGGCAAGATCCCGGTCGAGCAGCTCCTCAAGGAGCGCGAAACGGCCCGCGCGCCGGGGTCCGGCTACGCCCGCTCGACGTTCACCTTCACGACCGAGTCCTTCGCATGCGAGGAGCACGGAGCCGAGGAACCGGTCGACGACCGCGAAGCGGAGATGTACGCCGATTACTTCGACGCCGAGCAGATCTCCGCGGCCCGGGCCCGGCGCGCCGTGATGGTCAACGCCGAGAAGCGAGCCGCCGCGGCCGTCTTCAACGCCACGACGTGGACCAGCTACACCGGCGCGGTCGCCACGGCCTGGAGCACGGCGGCCAGCGCCGTCCCCCTGACCGACGTGGAGACCGCCGTCAGCGCCGTGTGGAGCCAGTGCGGAATCTGGCCCAACGCTCTCGTCATCAACAGGCGAAATTTCCGACTGCTTCGCAACGTCGACCAGATCATCGACCGCGTGAAGTACCAGGGTTTCATGGACGCCCGGGCGGGCAACATCAGCGTCCAGGCCCTGGCCCAAGCCTTCGACCTGCCATATTTGATCGTCGCCGGCGGGACCCGCGACTCGGCCAACGAGGGACAGGACACCACCTTCGCCCCGATCTGGGCAAACACCTACGCGATGGTCTGCCGAATCGCCACCAGCCGCGACATCCGCGAGCCGTGCATCGGGCGAACATTCCACTGGGCCGCCGACGGCTCCGAGATCGGCGGCACGATGGAGAGCTACCGTGACGAGACGGTCCGAAGCGACATCATCCGTTGCCGCCACGACGTCGACGAGAAGGTTCTTTACGTCGAGGGCGGCTACCTGCTCTCCGGCGTGAGCGCGTAAGGGGCCAACAGCGGCCACCGACCAATGCCCTCCACCTTCGACACCCTGATGGACGAGCTCGGCTCGCCCGTGCTCTTGGAGTACGTCGGCGAACCGCTCACGTACACCCCGGCCGGCGGCGCGGGCGTCGCCTGTACGGGGATTGTGGGCTTCGAGGAGGACGAAGAGGAGGAAACCCTGGACGGCCGCCGGCGAAAGCGCGTCCGCGACGTGTCGCTCTCGACCGACGACGTGGCCGCCCCGGCCCTGAACGCCACGGTGACGATCGGCGGCGTCGAGTACGCGATCGAGCGGGTCGTCTCGAAGAGCGCCACCTTTACCCGGCTGGCACTCCGGCGCTTGAGCGCGTTGGAAGTGACGGTCGGAAAGTACCGGGGGTAGTTGAGAGTCGAGAGTCGAGAGCAACCGTTGTCAATCATCCTTCATCCTTCATCCTTCATCCTTTCTTCCCATGGTTGCCCCCGCCGGACCGATCAGCCTGGCCGAAGACTACCTGGAGGCGACGCTCGCCGGCTGCGCCGCCTTTCGGACGTTGGTCGCGGCGGCCAACCCGGCCGCGGCAAAGGCGTCGATTCACAACGACGCGCTGCCCGCCCCGGCCGCCGGCGAGGGGTACACGAAGACGGAGCTGCAAGCCCTGCACCCGTTTGGCCTGATCAAGACGGATCCGGAAGGGGGCTACGCGCAAGGCTTTTCGAGCGCCAACTCCGACGGGAGCCACAACTACCGCGACGGCGGGAAACTCATTTTGCGGATCTACCGCCAAGTGACGGCCGGCTCGGAGATCGCCGACGACGAGCGGACCTGGAAAAACACGGTCGGGCAGATTTTGGACCAACTCTGGGCGCTGGCCGGCCAGGCCGGCTACCTGGCCATCACGGCGATCGCCATCGAGGGCTGGCACCGGTTCCACCCCGACAACGAGCCGGCGATGGGCGACGTCCAGGGCGTGACGATCGGAATCCACTGGGGCGAGGCTGAATAGTCAAGAGTCCAGAGTCGAGAGTCCGGAGAAAGGCAACCATGCTTCGGGCTTTCGACTCTCGACTCTCAACTCTCAACTCTGGACTTTGGCAATGGTCGTCGACACCAGCTTCAAAATCACCTACCGCGGCCCGATCACGGCCATTATGAAGCGGCGGAAGTGGAACAGCGAGGTTGAGAAGCCGAGCTGGTCCGCCGTCGGGCTTTTTCACAAGCGAACGCACCTGCAAAAACACTTTCATGCGACCGGGGCGGCCGAGTACGGCTACTACACGCGCTCCGCCAAATACATCCA